TTCTTCTTCAGATTCTTCTTCGTCTTCTTCTTCCTTCTTTACGGCTTTCTTTTCGCCAAGGAGAATCGACTTGATAGAATCATCAAAAGAAGCTTCAGCTTCAGCTTCTTCAGAGACTTCTTCAGGTAAATCCTGTTCAAGCTCTTCATTAGCAGTAAGCTGTTCTTCAGTGACATCTTCAATGATGTCTTCTACTTCTTGTGTTTCTTCTGACATAGCTTTATTTCTATTAATGATTAGAGTTTGGAGAGGAAATCACTAAAGACTCTCTTCTGCGCTTCTGCAAGTTCAGAACTTGATGCCTTTTTAATTTCAGTCTCATATTCTTCAATCTGTTGAGGTTTAAGAATACCATTCTCATAAATCCATTCTACACCTTCCATAATTCCGTTAACGAATGCTTCTGGTGCGGATGGATCTTGCACAATATCTACAGTGGAGAGCATAAAATCACCCTTCACATAAGATTTGCTATTCTTATTTTCAACTGTTCCCATACCACGACTTGAGACACCCAACTTACATCCACCTTCCATAAGTCCTTTCACGATATTACCCATCGGTGTATTCAGAATGAGTGCCTTTCCAACAACATTATTACCTTCCCATTTGAGATCGGTAATTCTGTGTGAAACTTTATCAAGATTGATTGCGGGACCATCTGGGTGATTCAATTCACCAACAGCACGACCCTTTTCAACTTGTTCCTTAATGTATTTGTTACATGCTGCCTCTAGGACAGTCTTCGGATAAATTCTATTATTGCGGTTTTGTTTTTCCGCCTGCATAAAGACACCTTCAATGAAGGTATTCTTGTTTCCTTTATCATCAGCTTCTGTGATGAAACTAAGGTTTGAATCTAAATGTTCTGTGATTAATTTCATAAATTTTATGCGTCCATTGCACCAGCTGCATATTGATCAGCCCAAATAGCTGCAGCAAGTGTTCCAGACTTATGAGGGTTTTTGTCAGATCCACCATCATAACCAAGCTTATATGCTTTCTTATAATTCATATCTTTCTTCACCATCTTATCCCAAGCATCAAACATTTTCGTATCTAAGTTACCATACCAACGCATATATTCATCATCCGATACTCCACGAAATTGTTTTGCCTTTTTAAGCATATCAGCCAAATCCTTTGGAGATTCTGGCTCTTCAAGGTTTGCTTCTGTTAGATCAGTGGATTCTTCAACTACAGCCTGATTAAACACTTCAGAAGAAATGGCTACTTTCTTTACAGCCATAGCTTGATCCAATTTATCTTGAATAGCACCCTTGAATGATTCAAGTGCTGATGCCTCATCTCCATTAACGAGGTCTTTAAAAAGTTTTTCTGTGTTTTTCATAATAGGTATTAATATTTATAATAATTCGTGTTTTTAGATGTCCAAATCATCCTCAGGTTCTTCCTTTTTCTCAGTCTCGATCTCATCTTGAATCTGTCTGATATCTTCATCAGTCTGACGAAGAATTGTTCTACGTACCCAAGCTTTAGAGTAATATTGACCAACAAATTCATTAACAATATTGAGAGCTTCGACTCTTTCTTTGATAATTTCTGCTTCTTTTAATTCAGAGAAGTAATTATCCTCGACATAATCAATCGCAATACTCTCTTCGATTGCTTCCCATTCAGATTGTTTAATGATACCCTTGAGAATGAGTTGAATTCGAAGCGCATCAATCAACAAGAAAGAGAAGCGCTTTCTCAACTTGTCGATGAACTTCTGGAATTTAACTTCATCACGAGAGACTTCAGAAGGTCGACCAAAGGCATAACTTGTATCCTGTTCAAGTCTTGCGATTGGAACATTCAATGATCTATAAAGTTTTCTTTGGAAGAATTGAACATCTTCAATCTGACCAAGATTCTCTCCACCAGGAAGTGTTGTAATTTCAGTACCTCTACCACCTTCTCGTCTCGGCATATAGAAATCTTCAAGCATCGACATATGACGACGATCATCACGAATCTCACCTGTAGAGGAATCATATACAAGTTTATTCCGATATTTACTCATTACCGATTGTACATATTCTTCCGCTTTACCCTTTGGAAGATTGCCGACATCGATATAAAAGATTCTTCTTTCTGGTGCACGTGATACACGATACATCACCAATGAATCTTCCATCATTCGAAGTTGATTGACCAACTTCATTGATTTATGTAAATGCGATATTACTTTCTCTTGATTGATATCAAGTAAGCCAGATGGGCAAGAAATGATAGCCTCTTTGGCAATCTTGACACCCACATTATTTTCAGAAGCGATATCACAAGTTTCTGAATAAATGTAATATTCCGCTACAGTTTTAGGAATCTTAGCACCTGTCTTTGAATCAAGTACCTTTTTGATTTCTTTTACTTTTTTAAGATATAAAGGATTTATCTGTCTAAGTTCTTTTATTCCTTTATTGAAATTCTTTTCGTCTGTTACGACATGAAAATATAAACGACCATCTATATACCATTCCTTGAATAGATCAGCCGCCTTCCGATTAAATTTATACAAAGATAAAACTTTATCAAATTCATCTTGAATCTGTTTCTTAATTGAATCTGGTAATTCAGAATCAATCATATTAAGTGCCGCGGGTGCAGAATCATCACCTGAGGCAATGGCACCATCTACAATATCATTGATAGCCTGATCACACTCGGGCTGTGATGCAGTCTCACGATATTTAATAATTAGTTCAGATTCAGTGTCACTACTTGTTCCATCAATATCAACATATTGACCATAATAGCCTCCTGTTGTGACTACAGAAGAAGAACCCTCATCATCACGCTTAGGGACAAATGATTTTAGATCCTTATCGAGTTTCTCTTCTCGTGATCCAATCTTTTTAGTAATTTGATATCCAAACAGCTCCATGTATATTATTTATAACAGAAAATACATGGGCTCCCCATAGAGAGGAGCCCATGATTTCTTTAAGATTTACGTTGTAGTATTGGACTCCCAATATTGATAAGCCAATTCCACATCGAATTCAGCGATGGTGTCATTGGTTTCATAATTGAGATCAACAGCGGCAACATTCACAGGGAATGCACCACGAATTGTGTAACTCTTTGTTACATTTTCGGACTTGTCGAATTGCTCAATAAGCATATCAGCTTGATAATCATTTGGATCTGTCAATCCAAGATTATTCTGGTGCTCATTGATACCATTCATCCATGTTTCGAATGCGTTACGAATAGTCAA